ACGTACCGAACAGCGCTCACGATGACGCCCGCCGAGCAGCCGGTGCGCCGTGCCGAACGGCGGGAGTCGCTTTCGCTTTTTGATGACTCGCCAGACGGCGGGTCGGATTCTGATGATGGCGACATTCCGTCGCCGGGGTACTTGAAAGGGGATGAACGATGAATGCTGAAACGACCGTACAGGCCGAAATGGAACTGGTGCCGGGCAACGCGAAAAAGACCGTAAGCCCGTACCGACAGGGAACCGTGGACATTTACAGGGTATCGCTCGATGCGATCCGCGTTCGGCCGGGATTCAACGCGGAGCGTCTTGTAGACCCTGACTATCCGGCGGCCGTGCGGGAATATGCCGATTCGATGAAGGAAAACGGATTCTTCCGCCATAAACCCCTGTTGGTTTGCCCCGCAGATGACGGGTTCCTGTATATCACCGACGGGCATACGCGCTGGGACGCGGTTCAGCTTGCGAACCGCGAGGGTGCGGGCATCGAAGCCGTTCCTGTCGTATGCGAAGAACTCGGCACGACGGAAGAAGATCGGATGTTCGCAAAGCGTCAATCGAACAGCGGGCGCCAGCTTACGCCGCTCGGTGAGGCAATGTTGATGAAGCGGATGCTCGGCCGCGGAATAGCGGAGGAAACAATCGCCCGCCGTTGGCCCTGCTCGATTACTAAAGTTCGTGGTGCGCTTGCTCTGTTGTCTGCACCGACTCCAATCCGCGAGGCCGTGCAGGCTGGTGAAGTCTCGGCAACGGCTGCGCGAAAACTGGTCAAAGAGGCGGGCGCGGGCGCGGTGGGGCAGTGGGAGGCCGCAAAGGAGGTAGCGAAAGCAGCGGGAAAGAAGAAGGTCACGCCAAAGACCCTGAAAGCCGTCGGCGGCCAGAAACAAACAGCCAGGTCAAACGATGCCGATATGCTCGACTGGCTTGCGGATCAAAGCAACGTCACGATCAGCAAAATGCACGTGGCAGGCGAACAGCCGGTGTTTCGCGTTGACGTGTTCGACGTGATCGAAAAGCCGGTGTCTGGTGAGGGCGCCGATCTGCGCGCAGCGATTGTGAGCGCACGCGAGCGAGGTGCGAAATGACGGCGCTCGCGGCGATGTCCGCCGCCGATCGGGAAGCAATGGCGCGCGACGAAGAACCGCGCTTCGCGCAGTATTGGGCGACCGGGGCATGGTTCCATGCTGGCGACCGTGACGGCTGGCACGGCATCGGGTGGGCCGTGTGGATGGAATGCGCCGCGCGCTCGTGGAACTGCCCGGAAACGGTGTCGGCAGAAGAGCGGACAGCGTTTATCGATGCCTACGTGCAGACGTTGCCGCTGGACGGCCGCGCCGAATTTCCGAATGCCGCCCGACAGTTCGCTGAATCCGTGATCGAGGCACGCGGGCCGGGCTGGCATATGTGGCGCGCAGGGCGGGCCTATCGCGCAGCACCTTACGATGAACCAGTAGATGAGGCGGGCGTGCGGGCGCTCGATCGGGAGGCGTGATGCAAGACGAGAAAAACGGTTGGGTCATCGTCAATCACGAGCAACGCGGCGATATCAAGTTGGTTGAGTTCGACAGCACCGGCACGGGGCTTACCATCGTTATGGAAAACGGTGACCGACACCGGCTCGAGCAACGGTACAGTGCAACGCATACCGGCTTTGGTGGCGGCTACGGTGGGGCGTTCATCACGCTCGCGGCGCTGCTGCTCGCTCAACATGAACGCATCGCGGCTCTTGAGCGAGCGGCGGCCGTCGAATCACCTGTCGCGGGTAACGCCTAGCGTTTAGGCTGTTTGCGCCGGGGCGCGCTCGTCGTTCGCGAAACCGGCGCGCTCCAACACCTCACGGGCCGCGCGCCCCAATACTTCCTCCGACCATTGGTTGATGCTTTCGTCCGACAGGGCGGCGGCAATGCCGACACGCGCATGCACGGCCGGATCAATGCGTAGCATCAATTTGCCGGACGCGGGCTTCTGTGGCTCGCGCCCCGCGCGTTTGCAGTCGTCTAGATAGTGATCGACGGCCGCATGAAAGTCTCGCGACAGTTCGTCCACCGTCTCGCCGTGGAAACTGATCTTGTCATCCACGCCGAGCACGTGGCCGACGAAAATGTTATCGCGCCCGTCGAAATCGATCCGGGCGAAATATCCTTTGTAAGACATGGCGTTGTTCATGGCTTGATTCCCATTTCGATAAACCAGTCGCGCAGATCCTCCACCTGATACCGCTTCGCCTCTTTGCCCGGGTGCGGGCGGTGGTGATAGCGGCGGGTGCCATTCAGTTCGAAGGCGATGCGCGACCCGGCGCCTTCGTGAATTTCGCCGCCGAGCGCGGCAACGAGCGACTCAATATCAGAAAACACGATCCCGCCCAGCGTGGGCTTCGTGAAGATAGCGGCGAGGGTGCGGGCGTGTTTCGATTTCATGTCCAGATGATAGCAGAAAGTGCTATCAAAGTGCAATCAAAAAGTGATATCACGGCAGGGAATCGACGCACCGCACCCGGCGCGATTTCCGGGCTTCTGAGCGGTTCGAGCCTTAACGCGTCCGACCCCTTGGCCGGGTCGTCGGCGTGCCCGTGGCGGGCCGTACGCGGGTTTGCCGGGGGTGGATCGCACGCCCCGGGCAGGTGGTCGGCCCGCGTCCCGGCGCCCGGATAGCGCAGTCCCCTCCGCGCCTGCCCGCTCCAAAAAAGGGGCACTTTCAGACGCAAACCGCCGGCCCGGCGCAGGCGCGCGGGGCGGGTTTCGGCGATTTTCGGCGGAAACGCGCAGACGCAGCCAGACGCACGGCGCCAGACTGTAGACGCATGCGCCAGCGGCGAGCATTGTGTGGGGTCGTTTGCGCCGGCCGGGAACCACGATGAGGCACTGCTGTGCTATAAATCGCCACGTGAATACTACATATCGGCGGGCGATACGGGGGCTGTTGGTTGTCTCCGCCGATCAAACGGGGAAAATAATCATATGGCTTTGAATTTTGATGCTGTTATCGACTCGCCGGAAGCGTCCGTCGACATGAAGGCAGGCTTGGACACGCTACAGGGCGTATCGGACGTGGCACGATGCATCGCAGAGACCCTACTGACCGAGCATGTGCCTCAACGACAAACTCATAAAAAAGATATCCGAACAATACTTAAGCAGAGTTTCAAAGGGTCTTACGGTCACATATTCGGCATCGAAATATACGACGAAAAAGTTCAAAAGAGATTCAACCAAATTGGAAGGGCGACGTTTTTGGAGTTAATGTCCCACTTTCTCGACGAAGCCGTTTATAAAGTTCGCGAGCATGATTTGAGTGTAGAGGCTGCTCAGGTTATTTCAGAATTGGGGGCTAGGGGTGATTCTCTTGTGGAACAACTGCGAAGATCTCCCATGAAAAATCTTCATCAAGTCTCAGAGAAATTCGGGTACGAAGTTAAAATTCGTTACAGAAAAAATAGTCACGATCAAACGGTGCTTGCTAGCTTCGATCAAAATACGGCCGAAACCATTCATGCGCGGCTTGGTCGCAAAGATGTTCAAATCGCTGCCGCGATCACAAGGCTTAATATCAATACCGGAAATGGGAGATTGGAGTTAGTGGAGGGCGGGAGTACGGTCGCCTTTGGATTTCACGGAAAATACGAAGATGTGCCGCTCGCAATCAAAGACAAGATTGCGGCAAATCTGGCCTACAATAACGGCAAGCTACCGGAAAACCGGCATCACTTAGATATTGTTGCTCGACCGATTGAACTTAAGGGTGGGAAAGCCGTTAAGTATATTATTAAGGAGCTTTGACTTTGAATCGCTACATCATCGCTGCCATGATTACAGCCTTTTTGGCTGTGGCGGCCTATTGGGTGCGATTTTCCCTGTTTTTGGATCAAGAGCTTTCAACCAGTTCGACAGCTTGGAGCGAATTTGGAAGTTATGTGGGAGGCGTGGTTGGTCCAATTTTGACCTTTTTCACTCTGATATTCATGGTGAAAACGCTCGACTCCCAAAATAAAGCGAACATAGCTCTTCGGGAGGATGCAAAAGAGAGCGAAAAAGCGGAGCGCTTAAAATCGTTCTCTGATCTTCTATTCAATATGATAGATTCTCAGAAGTCGCTCCTGGAGAGATTTCGGATCGATTTCCCCATCGATGGCGTGAAGGTAACGAAGCGGGGCGCCGATGCGATAATGAAAATCGAAGCTGAAATTGGACTGCTTAGGGATTTGGGAGGTTCGGATCAGCGAATCACTGATTATATTGAAAAAACGGATTCAACCGACCAAATATTTGGAATTGTTCGCGCGTTCTATATCTGCGTAAAAATGATTTCCGACAAGCTGGCCGACGCCAAAGGGTTTTCGTTGGAGGTGAGGGAGGATTATTTCAATACATTGATAAATTTCACTGACTTCTCTCAACTCAGATTGGTAATTATGGGAATTCAATTCATGGATTCGGAGGCTGCACGCTACTTGAGAACGAACAGTGAGTTTGTAGCCGTGTTGAATGCTGCCGGCGCGTCGCTAGACCCGTACTGAGATTGCGAGATGTGTGTTGTCCGTGGTTGCGCGCCGATCAATTTCGACTTGTTGCAGTTCGGTCCTTTCTGGCCTGCCGATAACAATTTCTGGAAATATGTTGTCTACGGCATCACATAATCCACAAAACTAACGATCTTCTCGCCAGCCCACTCGTTGATTTTGAGGAATTGCTGTTGCAGCGGCACTATTTCGTTCCGTCCGAACACGCGAGCGGCTGTGTCGGCTGCACCGAACCCGCCCGTATTGCTCGGCACGATGCCAAGCAACTGCGGTGGAACTCGGTGGGCCGCGAGCGTGTCGTCGCGCGTCACGTTCTTGATGTCGAAAAACTGGTCTTTCGCTGCAACCTCGGAAATCGGGATCAGTTGGACAGCGCCTTTTTCGCCGCCGCTGTTTCGCGCGGCCGAGTGCAGAAACAGGTTTCGGAAATTGCCGATGCCCTTCGAGTCGCGTAACGCCTTCCGGATCGCGTCTACGTCGTCCGGGTCCATATTCGGATCGTTGAGGTACAAGATGAACCCGGCGTGCGAGCCGTTCGCGTAGTAGCGGCGCCGGAACAGGGTGGCGGACTCGTTCAACCACGCGGATTGCAACGATGCGATGTACTCGGGCATGCCGTACACCTCCTGATTCACGTCCGGCTCCATCAACTGGAAGATCGAGCCCGTATCGAACTGGTGGCGGTTGAGAAAGCCGTCGATGAAAACGAAATTGACCAGATCCGTTTTTCGGCGCGTGTATTTCGCGGGGGAAGGGCGATAGCGGAGCGCCCCCCCAGCACGGTTGCGCTCGCGTTCGAGGTACGCGTCGCCGAAAACCAGAAAATCGAGTGCGAGGCGGCGAAACGCATCGCGCGAGAACTTCGGATGCTCAATGAACGTCGAGGCGAGCACGTTCCGTTTGAAGTACAGCGCGGACGCGTGATGCGTGCCCGCACGAAGCGATTTCGCCAGCCCGGCGCGGCTGATCGGTGGCTCGAAATAATCATCGATCGCCCACAGTTCGGCGTAGTCGAGAATGTCGGCGCCGTCGATCGCGGCGACCGCATCGCCGAACGTGAATGTTTCGATTGAGGACAGCGGCGCGCGCGTCGCAACGTCGTGCGCGTCGGTGGTCGGAACGAGGGCAGTGCTCATCAGTAAATCTCCACGGTGCTGCGTGCGCGGCTGGCACCTTCGAGGGGTTCGTTATCCAGCGCGTGAAGGCAGGCCCATGCGAGGTCAGCATGGCCGATTTCTTCGTTACGCGCGGCGGTGTAGGTCATCTTTGTGCCGCTCGGCGTCATGGCTCGGCGGATGGACAGAAACGATTGCGCGAGGTCGGTCATACCCGCGTCGAATTCCAGGCGCTTTTTCCCGATCACCGACATGCCTTTCAGGACAAGGCGGTTTTTCACCTCGGGCGAATAATTGATCGGTACGACGCGCGGGAAGAACTGGCGCACAAGCTGATGCACACCGTGACCGATGCCGGTCGTATCGATCGCGATATAGGTCACGTGGTAGCGCTGCGTCAATTCGCGGATTTTCTCGGCCTGCGTTTCGAAGTCGATGCCCTTCCAGCGATGCCGTTCGAGCACGCGGAATTTTCCGTTCGGCTGCTCGGGCGGGGCGATCACAACGCACCCGGCCGAGTCGCCAGTAAGGGCAGGGTCGTAGCCAATCCATACCGGCTTCCAGCCGAACGGCCGATCGAGCAACGGTTTTACGTCCGTCCACACGTCCCATGAATCGACCATGCACGCCTGTACGAGCCGGAAGGCGAACACCGAACTGGTGTCGTCCACGAACTGGCACATGTACAGGTTCTCGAAATCGGCGGGGCTGTTCGTTGAGCGCAAGTCCTCCAGATCCAGTTTCGTGAACCCGGACGCGACCGCATCCTCAGCGGTGACGATCTGCCTCCATTGCCCGTCGCCGCACTGGCGGCCGGGTGCAAGCGATGTGTGGGAAATGTCGATCTCGACGCGCTCGTCGTCGGCCCGGTCGCGGTTGAAGTGCGCGCCGGTCCAGAAGGGATAGGCTTCATGCGTCGTCGTGGACGGCGTTGAGAAGTGCGTCATCCGCAAATGCGAATGCGTCGCCATCCCCATCGCGACCTTGTTGAGCGTCGCAAAGTTGCTGACCCAGAAATACTCATCGAAATACAGGTCGCCGTTGTAGCTTTGGGCCGTGCGGGAACTGGTGCCGAGAAAAATCAATTCCGCACCGTTCGATAGCCGCATTGGATCGCCGGTTAGCTCAACCTGCGCAGCGTTCCACGCGAATTTCTGGATATACGAGCGGAACACGTGCGCCTGCGCGCGACTCGCCGACAGAAAAATCTGATTCGTGCCGGTTTCCAGTGCGCGCACGAGCGCCTCGTGCGCGAAATAGAACGTGGCGCCGATCTGTCGTGACTTCAGGATGTTGCGGCGGCGCAGGTGTCGATTCTCGAACCACCTGTTTTGATGGCCGATCAGTTGTTCGCGCATCGCGTCCTTCAGCCGTTGCTCCTGTTCGGCCGTGATGACGTTGCGATTCGATTTGCGCGACGACGAGCGCGCCGATGCACTCGTCTTGCCTTCGTTAGCCGGGCCGCTGTCGCTACCGCTACCTTCGGCCCGCTCGGCGCGCGCCTGTATGCGCTGTTGGCGCTCCATTTCTCGGCCAAGCAAATCCAGTTCTTTGAAGTCCTTCCCGTCCTTGTTTTCCTTCGCAATCAATACGCGCTGTCGCTGCACGAGCGCATCGATAACCTTGTCGGTTGACGTTGCCTTGTCCCATCCCTCGCGCTGTTTCCACGTCTCCACCGTTGACCGCGGCTCGCCGATGTACTCGGCGATGGCGGCAATTTTCCATCCGCTCCAAAACAGATCACGCGCGACGCGGCGCGTGGCGAAACTCGTCACGTTCGTTGCGGATACATCGTTCGATGCCGGGAATTCGGAGAAGGGATTTGCAGGTTTGACCATGCGTCGAGCGTATCGCGCGCGCGAGCGCGAAATCGACCGTCTGAATCTGTACCCGGCCTGTCACACGGGAGCGTGCGTTGAAGCGTTTGCAGTGCTCACGCACGATGGTGTTCACGCTCGATAAGCGGACAGGAATCAACAGGGAGAAAACACAATGAAGTTTGTGCGGGTGGCAACGGAGGGCGCGACGACGGACGGTCGCGCCATCACGCGACAACAGATTCAAGAAATGGCGGACACGTACAACCCGGCGACGTATGGCGCGCGCGTGTTTCTGGAACACATTCGCGGCGTTCTGCCCGACGGTCAGTTTCGCGCATACGGTGATATTCGCGCCGCTGAAGCGCGGACGGTCGAGGACGGCAAGCTCGCGCTGTTCGCACAAATCGACCCGACCGACGATCTGCGTGCGATGACGAAGGCCCGCCAGAAGATCTATTCGAGCATCGAGATTGCGCCGAATTTCGCGGACTCCGGCAAGGCATATCTCGTCGGACTCGGTGTCACCGACAGCCCGGCCAGCCTCGGCACGGAAATCCTCACGTTCTCGCAGCAACACCCGGATCACTTCAAGACGCGAAAGCTCGCACCGGAAAACCTGTTTTCGGTCGCCGTTGAGGTCGACGCGGCGTCGCTTGTCGCCGATTTGCCCGCCGACCCGGCCGCGTCGCCTGCGTCGTTCGCCTCGGCCGTAGCGGCGAAGTTTGCCGAAATGTTCGGCATCGGCGCCAAGGATACGTCGCAACCACCGACGCCGAAGGGTGGTCGCGCGTCGAGTGATCCGGCGCCCGGCAGCGGCGTGAGCGGCGATTCGAACGCGGATGCCGTGACGCGCCTCTCGATGCACTGCGCGTCGCAACAGGTGCTGATCGAGAACCTGACGCGTGACCTTGCTTCGGTCAAGGCCGATCGCGAGAAAGACCGTGAAGCGTTCAACACCCTGAGCAAGCAGCTCGAAAGCGAGCCGGGCGGGGTCGCGCGACCGAGCGCCAAGGGCGGCGCTGATTGGGAGGCGACCGACTGCTGACGGCGGCTGCGCTCACTCACCACACACCGAATCACCGGAGAACACATGAACCCGATTACCCGGCGCGCACTGACGCGCTACATGGACAACATCGCGAAGCTGAACGGCGTCGCGAGCGTCGCGGAAAAATTCGCGGTCGCGCCGAGCGTGCAACAAACGCTCGAAAAACGCATTCAAGAATCGGCGGCGTTCCTGCAAAGCATCAACGTGCAGGGCGTGACCGAACAGATGGGCGAAAAGCTCGGCCTGCTGATCGGCGCGCCGATCGCGAGCACGACCGACACCACGAAGGCCGATCGAACCACGGTCGACCTGACCGACATGGACCCGAACGCTTACGTCTGCGCGCAGACGAATTACGACACGCATTTGAAGTACAGCAAGCTCGATGCGTGGGCGCAGTTCCCGAATTTCCAGACGATGGTGCGCGACGTGAACGCGACGCAACAAGCGCTCGATCGGATTCGAATCGGCTTCAATGGTGTGGGCCGGGCTGCAACGTCCGATCGCACGAAGAACCCGAACCTCGAAGATGTGAATAAGGGCTGGCTGCAGAAGTACCGCGATCAGGCCAAGGATCGTGTGATCAGTGAAGGAAAGAAGGGCTCGGGCAAGCTGGTGATCGGCGGCGCCGATGGCGATTACAAGAACCTCGACGCGCTCGTCTACGAGGCCACGAATTCGCTGATCGAGCCGTGGTATGCCGAAAGCCCGGAACTGGTCGTGCTGTGCGGCCGCGATACGCTCCTGGACAAGTATTTCCCGATCCTCGATCGCGACAACCCGCCGACGGAATCGCTCGCGGCCAGTATGGTCATCAGCCAGAAGCGCATCGGCAATCTGCAGGCCATGCGTGTGCCGTTCATGCCGCGCGGCAAGCTGTTCATCACCATCCCGAAAAACCTGTCGATCTACTGGCAAATCGGTGGTCGTCGGCGCGCGGTGATCGATAACCCGAAGCGCGATCAGGTCGAGTTCTTCGAATCGAGCAACGAAGCATACGTGGTCGAGGATTTCGGCGCCGGTTGCCTGATCGAGAACGTCGAATTCGCCGGTGCGCCCGCACCTGCGGGCGGTCAGTAAGGTGCGGCGATGACGCGACATACCCCGATCACTCGGCACCTGATGCGCGTCGCCGCGTCGGCCGCGTTCGTCGCCGAACCCGGCGAGACGCGCGGCGAGGTCGCGGCGAGCACGCAGCGCGGGCAGGACAGAGCGTACGAAATGATGCGCGCGAAGCTAGCGACGGATCAGCGTCGATTGAAGGAAACGCAATCCGTTGAGCGCAAGGTCGAAATCAAGCGCGAAATCCTGCCCGACTATGTGCCGTACATCAGCGAAGTGTTGGAGCGCGACGCGGGCGGTCAGGATGACGTGGTGACAACGATCATGCTGTGGCGGCTCGACGCCGGCGACATGGGCGGGGCGATGGATATCGCCCGCTACGCGATCCGCCACGGGCTGACCATGCCCGCGCATTTTGACCGCACGCTACCGGCGACGGTGGCCGAAGGGTTCGCCGACACGGCCGACGTGCCGTCGGGCCTGCTGGCCGAAGTGATCGACCTTACCGCGCCTTTCGATATGGTCGATCAGATCCGCGCGAAGCTGTTCAAGGCGTACGGCGTGGCGCTGACCGCGGCCGATCCGAACGCCGCGCTTGCGGCGTTCCGACGCGCGTTCGAACTGAACGACAAGATCGGCGTGAAGCGCGATATCGCGCGGCTCGAAACGCTGCTGTCCGGCAAAGAATCTGCACCCGGCCCCGAAGGTGAGGGCTCGGATGCGTAACGCGTCCCTCGCGACGTGGCGGCACGCGTGCCGGGCGGCAGGCATTGCGCCTTGCCAAGCGGCACGCGTCCACCGCCACCCCGAAACGGTGCCGCGATGAACGATTTCGTTTCGACCGCCCCCGTCCCGGCCGCGACCGCGCCGAAACTGGCCGATCCTGCTGTCGCCTCGGTTATCCCGGGCGACGGCTGGTTTCCCGAAATCGATTTGCGCGTCGCGCGTGAAGTGATGCGCCTGCAAGACGGCACGATCACCGACGCTCGGTTTCGCGATGCGGTAGTCGAGGGCATCGCGCATACCCGCGACGTGCTCGCCGAGTGGCGCGCGGATCGCGAGCGCGAAGGTGCGGCCGATCTGGCGGCGACCCTGAGCGGCGAAGTGGACGGCGTGAACGTTCAGGTGTCGCGCTTTCGCCGGGCCGTGTACGCGTGGGCGCTTGCGTGGCTGGTTGAGCGCTATCGCGGTTACGACACGTCGGCCAGTGGCGCGCGCCGAGCGGAGGCGCTGGATTGCTTGCCGGAGGACGCGCGGCGTGATGCGTATTGGGCCGTCTCGGACATCATGCGCCGCCAGCGCGTCACGGTGGACCTGATCTGATGAAGGTACGCGCACAACAAAACGAAACCGTCGACGCGCTCTGCTGGCGTTGGTACGGCCGCACCGATGGCGTGGTCGAGGCGGTGTTAGAGGCGAATCCGGGATTGGCCGATATCGGCCTGTTTCTCCCGCTCGGGTTCGAAGTCGAAATGCCGGACCCGACGGGGATCGCGGGAACGGCGCCGCTGGTTCAGCTATTCGATTGAGGTTCGTATGCGAAAAGACCCCGGTTTTCAAGACCACGGCGCGCGGGCTGTCGTGTTCCGCGCTCTGTATGCAGTGCTCGCGCTCGTGGTCGTCACGCGCAGCGTGTCGGCGCCGCACGCGCTCACGGACATGATGATGCGGCGGGAGGGTTTGCCCGGCGCAATCCTGACGCTCGCCATGATCGGAATCGCGATGGTGCAGGTCGCCGACGTGCTGCTGAACGGCATCCTGCCGCGACGTTGTGCGTGCGTGTGGCTCGTGCAGCATCGCCACGCGCTGTATGTCGGCGCGGCGTTCTGCTATCTCGTGCCGCCCTTCGTGTTTGCGCCGATCCTCGGCGACGCGTGGGGCGCCTATCTGCTGTATGTCGGAATGGCCGTTACCAGTCTGGTGCTGGCGTTCCATGATCAATTCGAAAAACGTCATCGGAGGGCTGCGTGCAAAACCTGATTCGGTATCGGTGGGTCTGGCTGGCGGTGGTGTGGCCGCCGTCGGCGTGGGCTGCAACGGTAACGTTCGGCGACGATCTGTCGAGCATCCCGCTCGCGGCCGTGACGCTGTGCCTGTTCCTGTCGTTCATTGGTGGGCTCGCGAGCACGTTGCAGAAGCTTGCGGCCGACGTGGCGCCGGTCCGCTCGATCGGGCTGGAAATCGCCAAGGATCTGGTGGTGTCGCTGGTGGCCGGGCTGCTGGCGTTCTTCGCGTCCGAATGGATGAATTTTCAAGCGGTGCTTGAGGCGGGCGTTATCACGCTCGCCGGGTACGGCGGTTCGCGGGTGCTCGATCGGGCGCTCGATCGAGCGTTGCGCGAAGTGGATCGCGGGGCAGACGCGGGCCGATAAGGCGCGCTCCGCACGCAGGCAATCAGGGAGGCTCTATGCAGTTGACGGACCATTTCACGCTGGAAGAACTGACCGCGAGCGACGTAGCGCGCACGCGGCAGATCGACAACACGCCGTCGGCCGCGACGGTCGAAAACCTGCGGCGTCTGGCGCAGACGCTGGAACAGGCTCGCGTGCTGCTCGGCGGCAAGCCGATGCAGATCACGTCGGGCTATCGTTGCCCGGCACTGAATCGCGCGGTGGGCGGCGTCGCCAGTAGCGCGCACCTTGCCGGGCTCGCGGCCGATTTCGTGTGCCCGAAGTTCGGCGCACCGCTCGACGTCGTGCGCAAGCTGGCGGCGTCGAATCTCGCGTTCGATCAGCTCATTCACGAGGGTGGCCGGTGGGTGCATATCGGCCTCGCGGCCGACGGCGCGAAACCGCGTCGGCAGGTGCTGACCGCTCATTTCAGTGGCGAATCGGCGTCGTACACGGTGGGCGCATGAGTCCGCTTGTCGCGAAGCTGCTGGCGGTCGGTGCGGCTGCACTCGCCGCATGGGGTGGCGTTCACTACGTCCAATCACTCCGTGCGGACGTTGCGGACGCACAGCAAGCCGCACGCGCTGTGCGCGATCAGGTGACGGCACGCGATCAGACGATTGCGCGACTGGAAGCGAATATGCAGTCGAACGCCGAACTACAACAGCGGCTCGATACGACGCGCACGCAGATCAGCGCGGCGCAGGCGCGCATCGAAGCCGCAACCCGGAGAATCCTCAATGAAACGCCCGAATCTCGCGCATGGGCTGATACTGTCCTGCCTGCTGACGTTGCCCGCCTGCAAGCAAGCCCCGATCTCACCGGCGCCTGTGATTACCTTCAACGCGTGCCAGCCGGTGACGCGGTGCGCGTTGCCTGCGATGGCGCCGCAAACGAACCGTGACATGAATGCGGCGCTGCTGATGACGAAGGCGGCGTGGGCGCAATGCGCGGCGACAGTCGATGCGATTGCCGACTGCCAGGCACGCACCGAGCGCGCGGCTACGGTCGCAGATCCGGACGGCGCACGGTGAAAAAGCTCGATTCGTTGCGTGCCGCGATCACGGGTGCCGTTGCTTACTTGCCCGAAAACCCCGATCGGCTGCTCGTGTTCGTTGATGAAGGTGTGACCGAATCGAACGCGTCGCGCGCGCAGTCGTACGTGATTCGCTACGTGGCGCGTATCGTGCTGCTCGATTTCGCCGGATCGACGTTCGCCCTGATGGGCGATATTGTCGAGTGGGCGAAGCGCAATCAGCCGGACATCGTGCAGAACCCGGACACGCGGCAGAACGGCATCACGTTCGAAGCGGACATGTTGAATCATGGTGCCGTCGATCTGTCGATCCGCGTCCCCCTGACAGAAAACGTCGTCGTGACGGTGGCGCCGGACGGTACCCGGTCGTACGTGTCCGTTGACGATAGCGCGCCCGGAAACGTCGATACGGACTCGGCCGCATGGCTGGTCGATCCGGTTGAATCAATCCTCGTGGCCCGCAGACAGTGACGGACAATCTAACCGCGCTCGATTCGTGGGTGGGCGAACTGCTCGCGAAGCTCACGCCGGCGCAGCGACGCGGCGTGCTGCGCGCGATCGTGCGCGATCTGCGGCGCAGTCAGGCTGCTCGCATCGCGAAGCAAACGAACCCGGACGGAACGCCATTCGAACCGCGAAAGCGTGCGTCGGGCAAACGCCCGCCCGCGCGTGCCAGCGCGGGCAGGATCAGGCGTCAGGCCATGTTCATGAAGCTGCGCACGACGCGGTTTATGACGGTCGCGGCGACGGCCGACGGCGGCACGGTTGGATTCGCCGGGCGCGTCGCGCAGATTGCAGCCGTCCACCAACACGGCGAGCGCGCCCCGGTTGCGCCGGGCGGGCCGGAATACCGTTATCCCCGTCGCGTGCTGCTCGGCTTCACTGAGCCCGAGCGCGGCATGATTCGCGATCACTACCTCGAACACCTTTCCGCACGCTGACGCGCGGTCGCGCGCGTCCGTCGCCTATCCCTCGCTGATTTTGTACCCGGCCTGAGCCGTGGCGCCTTCGCTCGCCTGTCGATCGCGCGCGCGGCACGATGGGCGTATCGATTGATACAGCGGTGAGGCACACGTGGGACAGGCACAGGCGAATGAAGCACAACGACAACAGCGGAACGGGATTTTGCGCGGCCGCGTGGTTGCGCTCGATCTCGCCGACCCGACTGCGCCCCGATGCCGCGTTGCCGTCGGTGATCCTGACACCGACGGCGAAGGGCTCACTACGAACTGGCTTCCGTGGAAAGCCGCGCGTGCGGGCAAAGTCCGCACATGGAGCGCGCCGAGCATCGGCGAGCCGGTGGTGATCGACTGCCCGGGCGGTGATCCGTCGCAAGGCGTGGTATCTGGCGCCGAGTATGCAGACGACTACCCCGCGCCGAGCACGAGCCCGAGCGAACACATGATCGTGTTCGCCGACGGTGGCCGGATCGTGTACGACGACGCGAGCCACGCGCTCACGGTCGCGTTGCCTGCGGGTGCCACGATCCATTTCGCGGCGCCCGCGTCCGTGCTGATCGAAACGCAGGCGGCGACCGTCAAGGCCGAAACGGTGAAGATCGACGCGCCGCAAACGACATGCACGGGCGCGCTCACGGTCGAAGGGCCGTTCACGTTCCTGAGCGGCGCAACCGGGCAAGCGGGCGAGAGCGGGTTGGGCCCGGTCATGCAGATCCACGGGTCGGCCGATTTCACGGGCGACGTTACAGCCAGCGGTGTGAGCCTGGCGCACCATCCGCACCGGGCGCAAGGCGAATTCGCGCTCGTGTCGCCGCCGATCGCGGGGGCGTGATGATCGGGATGAATGCACAGACCGGGCGTTACGTTGAAGGTGTGGATCACCTGCGCCAGTCGGTCGCCATCATTTTTTCGACGCCGTTGCGCACGCGCGTGAAGCGGCGGCTGTTCGGCTCGGACCTGCCGGACCAGATCGACGCGCCCGGCAATCAAGGCGTGCTCACGCAGGTGTATGCGGCTGTCGCAACCGCGCTGATGCGGTGGGAGCCCCGCTTGACGCTCACGCGTGTCTCGATCGATCAGGACGCGATCACGTCGGGCGAATTCGCGGCAGGGGCGTTGCCGGTCATCGTGGAAGGCTATACGACGGTACGCGGCGCTTCTGTCGATTTCCAAACGTCGGTCTCGGTCGAGGGCATCGGCGCATGAGTACCCCGATCGATCTGTCGCGCCTGCCCGCACCCGATGTTGTCGAGGAAATCGATTTTGAGGCATTGCTCGCGGAGCGTAAGGCAGGGTTGCTTTCGCTCGTACCGGACGACCGGCGCGCGGACGTGGCGGCGGCGCTCGAACTGGAATCGGAACCGATCACGATCATGTTGCAAGAAAGCGTGTATCGCGAAATGTACCTGCGGCAACGCGTGAACGACGCAGCGCGTGCGGTCATGCTGGCGTTCGCGATGGACGGCGATCTGGATCAACTGGCCGCGCTGCTCGGCGTCGAACGTCTGGAAATCACTCCTGCAGATCCGGAAACCGGTACCCCGGCCGTGATGGAAGGCAACACCGATTTGCGTTACCGCACGCAGTTGGCGCCGCAAGGCTATTCCGTCGCGGGCCCGGAGGGCGCGTATCGCTCGCACGCGCTCGCCGCGCACGGCTCGGTGCTTGACGCATCGGCGACGAGCCCGGCCCCGGGTGAAGTGCTGGTGACGGTCTTGTCGCGCGACGGCGACGGCACCCCGTCCGAAGAGGTGATCGAAGCCGTGACGGCGGCGCTTCGCGCCGATGACGTGCGCCCGCTCACTGACAAGGTGACGGTGCGTGGTGCAACGATCGTCGGCTACGGGGTCGACGCGGTGCTGTTCACGTTCCCCGGGCCGGATTCGAGTGTCGTACTGAAAGAGGCTGCCTCGAAGCTGGCGGCGTACGTAGCGGAAACGCATCGTATCGGCCGCGAGGTCACGTTGTCGGGCATCTACGCTGCGTTGCACGTGAACGGGGTCGAGCGCGTCAAGTTGAATGCGCCGACCGCTGACGTAGAGATTTCGGCGACGCAGGCGCCGTACTGCCGGACGGTCAAGATCACCCCGGGAGGCGTCTATGGCGGGTGATCTGCTGCCGCCGAATGCGTCACCGCTGCTGCGCGCAATCGCGGCCGCGAATGCGCGGCTTGGCGAGGTGCCGGTTCCGATCCGCGACCTGATGAACCCGGACACGATCCGGCTCGATCTGCTGCCGTGGCTCGCGTGGCACTTGGGTGTTGTGACGTGGAAAGACGACTGGCCCGAGCGCATCAAGCGAGCGCGTGTGAAAGCCGCTATCCCGATCGCTCGAAAGAACGGCACGGCCGCGGCTGTCCGCGAAGTGGTCGAAAGCTTCGGCGGAAACATCGCTTTGCGGGAATGGTTCGAGCAAGAGCCGCCCGGCAAGCCGTACACATTCGACGTGGTGATGACGGTCGCGGCGGAGGACGGCAACCCGCCGACCGCATCGTATATCGCCGACATTCTCGCGGAAGTCGATCGCGCGAAGCCCGTGCGCTCGCACTACACCTTCACACAGGGCTTTTCCCTTAGTGGCTCGATCGGTATTGGTGCAGGCGGACAGGCCGCGCTCTATCGTCGTCTGACGTTGACGGAACAATGACATGGCAGGGAATTTCATTCGAGTAACCGATGCCGGGCGCGCTGCGCTGGTCGCGCAGGGCAACACGGGAACGAACGAGCACCGCGTGACCGAAGTCGGTCTGTGTACGGCGGCGTTCGTGTTCGACCCGGCTATGACGGTCATGCCGAACGAGCGCAAGCGCGTGAACACGTTCGGCGGCAAGAACGTTGCGAAAGATACGATCCACGTCACGATTCAGGACACGACGAACGATCAATATTCCTTGTATGGGTACGGGCTCTATCTGGAAAACGGCGTGCTGGCGGCGGTGTACGTGCAGAGTACCCCGATCATGGAGAAGTCGCCCGCCGCATACCTGATGCTGGCGTCCGACATGCAGTTTGTGTCGATCGACGTGACGAAGCTCGTTTTCGGCGACGCTTCGTTCCTGAACCCGCCTGCATCGGAAACGGTGCAGGGCGTCATCGAACTCGCAACGCAGGAGGAGGTCAACGACGGCAAGGATGCCTTGCGTGCGGTCACGCCCAAGACCGCCGCCGCATGGTATGCGCCTCTCATTCGCCCGAAGCTGACCGGCCCGGCGAGCATCACGTCGGCGCCGACCGATCAGGACGCGCAGCTCTCCGTCGCGGCCGCATCCGGCGCACTCAACCGCGATGCGAAGATTCGTTTTCACGGCACGTTTGCGGCGGGCACGGTGGACACCAATGCACGATTCGTTGCGTCGATCCGTTCCGGATATGACGCTGGAACGTGGGGCCGCGAATACCTCGATTTCTGGATCAACCGCACACCGAACGACGCGAACAGCGACGCGAACCAGATCCGCGCGATGCGGATCACGTACGGCGGCCGGGTCGTCGTCGGCAACCGCGACGACGACGGCAAAACCGCATTTCAGGTCGGCGGCGATGGCGCGTTCACTGGCGGCATTTCGTCATCGGGACTCGATGCGGGCGGCGCCAATATCCGACTGCGTAATGGTCGCGACGTGCTGCTGCGCAACGATGGCGCGAATTTCTATCTTCTGCTGAGCAACAACAGCGATGCGGGTGCGTCGTGGAACAGCTTCCGGCCGCTGACCGTCAACGTTGTTACAGGCGCGGTGATGCTGGACGACACCGGCGCCGGGACATACGTCGGCGGGCAGTTGGCCGTCAAGGGCATGCTCAACGTCAGCAATGGCCCGAACGAGGCGCGCATGCAGCTTGGCCCGAGCGGCGGATACTTCTTCGGAACTAGCAATGCGGCTGGGTTCTACCTCCCGTCCACGGGAGCGATGTTCGCATTCGATTTCGCCAAAAAAAATCTGACCGTCGTCGGCAACGAAGTGTGGAACACGGGCAACCTACCGAATCCCGCGCAAACAACGGGCATCACCATGTCCGGGCAGATTCTGGCCGCCGAAGGCACGGTGACGCGCCCCGGGTACTCGTTCGTGAACGACGGCGCGCCCGACACCGGCCTCTATCACATTGCCGATGGCGCGTTTGCCGTCGCGAACAACGGGCGGGAAACGATGCGGTTTGTCGCCGGGGAGAAGAACCGCGTACTAATTGGCGGCGCCACCGACGATCTCAACAGCGCACTGCAAGTAGGCGGTGCCGCGTCGTTCACGGGCGCGGCGCCGGGGAACGGGCTTGCTGTTCCTGCGATGGGTTCGGGCGTGATGCTCGGCAATAACGGCGGCGGCACGATCATTTTCAAATCGGCCACGTCAGCGACCGACATGAAGGTATGGGACTTCAAGGCGGGTGACGGTATCTTTCAGGGGCGCGCAATCACGGATGGGTGGACGTCCGGTGTGCCATGGATCACCGTTGCACGGCAGAGCGGTGGAAACTCGATTCAGACCGTTGCGCTCGTGCCGAATGGCGGCCGGGTGTTGGTCGGCGGCGCTGTTGACGACGGTTCGATTCTCAACGCCGAAGGGCTCGTACGCGGACGTGCATACGCTGTAGACGGCGGGGCGTCGTGGGCGACGATGTATTTCAAGAACGGCAACGCGACCCGTTTCACGATCGGCAAATCAGATACCGACGATTTCGCTATCAGCTCGTTCGAGAATGACGGGACGACACAACGCCGCGTGCTCGACATTCAACGGTTGACTCAGCAGGTCAATTTCGTGAAGCGCCCGGCGTGGGCCGGCGCTACTCCGTGGGACAGCATGAACGTCACGCCTCTCGACAAGAACGCCGGGGGGCAAGTCAATGCAAACGTGACACTGTACGGAGCCGGCGACTACGGGTCGCAGCTTGTCTTCAACTCGAACGGGTACACGCCGCGAGTTCAGGTGCAGGCGTCGGCGGGAAAGTGGATGGTCACGAATGGCGCGAATACGGCTGCGAACCTGTCAGTCACCGACGGCGGCACGGTCACGGCGCGCGGCGAATTGCAGGCAGCCGATGGCGCCGTCCGCGTTGCTACGGACGGAAACCTGTACGGAGGCCTGTGGGGCGGATGGCTATCGAACCATCTACCGAGCAATTACGTCAACCGCGCGGGCGGCACGATGTGGGGCCGCCTAACGCTTATGAAGGATGGATGGGATGCGGACCTTGGCTTACGTGCGGCCGATGGCGCATCGACGTACCTTCGTGCGCGACGCGGTGGCGGCATTGAACTCATCAACAACACGTACAACGCCGTCACGTGGTCTATAGACGACTGGGGCACGATGTATATGCGCGGCCAACAGATTCTCACCACCGACGGGAACCTGAATCTGACGTGGCGGGGGCGCTATCTGAGCGCCGAGATTGACGATATCTGGGGGAACATCAACGCGCGAGCGAGTGCTGGCGCGCGCGTGCAGTGGGACTCCGGCGTGAACAATTTCGGCACCGTGGATCGCCTCAATGGCGCACTGCCGGCGCCGTGGGTCGTTTGCGGATTGAGCGGTCCGGGCAACGGGACGGCGAATGCGATCACGGTCTACGGCGTAGTACTGAGGAACCAATGACGAACAAATTCATGCTGCATGTTGAGCAAGCGGCTTTCATTCTGTCGAAGAAATTCCCGCAGCTTGTTCGCTGCAAGGATTATTGGGTCGCGCACCCTGTCGATGAGAAGTCATACGAACAAACGAAATCGGCGTGGGTGCCAATCTGGTATCCGCCCGACATTCCGCAGCCGAGCCCGTCCGATCTGTTGAGTTGGTGGCCGGAGTTCGAAGCGGAATTCGAAGTGATCGACGCCGCCGGGCGTGTGCGGCGCGAGCGCGACGCGCTGCTTGCACAGGTCGATCCATTGGTCGAACAAGCGGCGGATGCTGGCGACGCCGACCGCGAAGCGGCGCTTCGAAAGTACCGCGCTGCATTGCGCGACGTGCCGCAGCAGGCCGGGTTCCCTTTGAATGTTGTATGGCCGGATTCGCCTGTCTGAGCCGGAACGTTGTCGAACCATTTACTGAACCTTTATCGGAGATTCCAGCAATGACCCTCAAGAAAACGATCACCGTTGAACTGTCGGGAGCTCCCGCCAGCATTCACCGTATCGACTCGGTGACGATCAATTTCGCGGCCAACAGCACGTCGGTGCAGATGTCGAGTTTCTATGACGATGCGGCACACCGTGCCAATCGCACGCCGCTCGCAAACTCGATGCTGAGTGTCGAGGGCGTACCGAAGGCCGGGAAAGACCCGAAGGCGTACGTAGAAGCCGCGTTGGTCGCGCCCGTACCGGACGGTGAGGACGGCGACGCCACGTTGAAACAATACGCGCCGAACCGTTACGCGTTCTCGGGCGCGGAAATCATCGCCGACTGATCGGAACCGATGACGTGCGGTCCAGATCCGGGCCGCGTCAATCCAATATCAAGGGAGTAGAACAATCATGGCGCAGGACTATCACCACGGCGTAGCCGTCGTTGAAGATAACACCGGCGTCCGTCCGATCACTACGATCTCGACGGCCGTTATCGGCGTCGTCTGTACCGGCGACGATGCCGACCCGATCACGTTCCCGCTGAACAAGCCGGTGCTGCTCACGAACGTGCAGGCCGCGCTCGGCAAGGCGGGCCGAAAGGGCACGCTGTACACGACGCTCGATGCGATCCAGAAACAGACCCGCCCGTACACCGTCGTGGTGCGCGTCCCGCAAGGCAAGGATTCGGCGGAAACCACGTCGAACATTGTCGGCACCGTGAATGCCGACGGCACGAAAACCGGGCTCAAGGCGCTCGAATCGGCGCCGTCCGTGGTGCAGGTGAAGCCGCGGATTCTGGCAGTTCCGGGGCTCGATACGCAGCCCGTCGCGAATGCGTTGGCATCCACCGGGCAACTGCTACGCGCGATGGCGTACGTCGCGGCTCGCAACGAAACGGGTGAACTGGTCGCCACGCAGGAGGAGGCGGTGGCCTACCGGAAGAAGTTCGGGCAACGTGAAGTAATGGTGATCTGGCCGGATTTCGTCGCATGGGACGACGCCGTGTCGAAAGAGGTTGAGGTGCCCGCTGTCGCGTATGCAGTCGGCCTGCGCGCGAAGATCGATCAACAAACCGGCTGGCACAAGACGCTCTCGAACGTCGCGGTGAACGGCGTCGAAGGGATCAGCAAGCCGGTTTCGTGGGATTTGCAGAACCCGGCGACTGATGCGGGTTTCCTCAACGAGAATCAGGTCACGACGCTGATCAACCGAAACGGCTTCCGATTCTGGGGCTCGCGCACGGCATCCGACGATCCGCTGTTCGCGTTCGAAAACTACACCCGCACGGCGCAGGTGCTGGCCGATACGATGGCCGAAGCACAGATGGTCGTGATCGACGGCGCGATGGTTCCGGCGCTGCCGCGCGACGTGATTGAGGGCATCAACGCAAAAATGCGTGAAATGAAAACCAAGGGCCAGTTGATCGGCGGCTCGGCGTGGTTCGACGCGGAACAGAACGGTGTCGTGGCACTGAAAGACGGCAAGGCGGTGATCAATTACGACTACACGCCTGTGCCCCCGCTGGAAAACCTCACGCTGCGCCAGAAGATCACCGATCAGTATCTGGCCGATTTCGCGTCGCAGGTGAACGCGTAACGCACCCGCCTGGACAAGTCGTCTGGGTCAGACATAGGGAAGGGAGGATAGAAAAATGGGAATGCCGTCCAAACTGAAGCACTTCAACGTGTTTCAAAACGGCGTGTCGTATATCGGCCAGACGGCTGAACTGACGCTGCCGAAGCTTACGCGCAAGATGGAGGAATGGCGCGGCGGCGGCATGGTCGCGCCGGTCAAATACGACTTCGGGCCGGAAGCAATGGAAATGGAATGGTCGCTCGGCGGGCTCGACAAAAACATGTTGAGCCAGTGGGGCGCGGCGTCCGTCGATGGTGTGATGCTGCGCTTCGCTGGTGCGTACAAGAACGACAGCGACGATGAATGGACTGCTGTCGAAGTTGTCGGGCGCGGTCGCTATTCCGAAATCGATTTTGGCACCGCAAAAGCGGGCGACGACACCACGACCAAGGGAACGCTGGCGCTGTCGTACTTCAAGCTTTCTATCAACGGCGAAACCGTGATCGAAATCGACGCGCAAAACTTCATCGAACTGGTGGGCGGCAAGGATGCGCTTACGCAGGTCCGCAAGATCATCGGCGTCTAAACGTAACGTGCGGCGTGTCTGCACAGCAATACTCACCACACTGAGAAACGAAAATGAAAGAACTGAACACCGAAAACACCCATACGCTCGATCAGCCGATTCGTCAGGGCGACAACGAAATCAAAGCGATCACGCTGCGCAAGCCCGGTTCCGGCGAACTGCGCGGCGTGTCGCTGTCCGATCTCGTGAACCTCGACGTGTCGGCGCTGCACAAGGTGCTGCCGCGTATCACCACGCCGACGCTGACCGAAGCTGATGTGTCGAAGCTCGATCCAGCCGACCTGCTGCAACTGGCCGGGATCGTCAGCGGTTTTTTTATGACGAAAGCCATGCGAGCAAGCATGGGCTCCCCGACGTAGTAGAGGACGCAATGGCGGACGTGGCGACGGTGTTTGGCTGGACGCCCGTCGTCATGGATCAGATGACGGTTTCTGAACTGATGGAGTGGCGCGAGCGGGCGCGAGTGCGATACGAACGAAATGAATAACGAACTGAAACTGCGCGTCGTGTTCGATATGGTCGATCGGCTGACGCGCCCGCTTCGCCAAACGCTTGCCGGTAGCAAAAACCTGTCGCGCGCGCTCGCCGACACGAAGAAACAGCTTTCCGAACTGCAGAAGCAACAAAAGACCGTCGACGCAGTGAAGGCCGTCCGTACCGAAATGGGGCAGACGGCCACGAAGCTGAAAGCGGCACAGGAGAAGTTCGCCGGGCTGCAAGCGCAGATCAAGGCGACGGAAAATCCCACAGTACGGATGCAGAACGCGATGCGTCGGGCGTCCGCGTCCGTCGTCATGCTCACGCAGCAGCAGGAGAAGCAGCGGACCCGGCTCGGCGAATTGAACGCGCGCATGCAGCAAGCCGGGCGCGGCACGCAAACGCTCACGGCTTACGAGAAATCGTTGCAGTCGAGCATGGCGAAAACGAACGAGACAATCGCGGAACAGGGGCGCCGGTTGCAGGCTGTACATGGGCGCCGCGCGTCGCTCGCGCCCGCGCGCGATCGCTATCAGGCCGCACGCGGTGCGGCGTCCGAATTGGCTGTCGGCGGTTACGCGTCGCGCGCTGTCGGCGGGCGCGTGCTCGGCGGGGTCGGGGCGGTGCTCGATGAGTCGAAGCACGCGAAACTGGAAGAGGTGCGAATTCAGGCGCTCGGCGCCGGCGACCACGATACCGGGAAGGCGATCGATTTCGCGCGCAAGCACAATTCCTACGGCGTCAGCACGACGGAAAACCTCACGCTCATGCGTGATGCCATGACGATCCTCAACGACGAGCATCACGCGGAAATGATTCTGCCGACGCTCTCGAAAATGAAGTTCGCGAACGATTCGTTGTTCGGCACCGAGCAAGGCGGCGACAACGAACAGAAGTTCATCAACATGTTGAAGGCGATCGAACAGCGCGGCGGCACGAACGATGCCGCAACGTTCAATCGCGAAGCGAACATGGTGCAGAAGGTCATCACCGCGACCGGCGGGCGCGTCGGCGGCGACCAGTGGCAGGAGTTCATCAAGACGGGCGGCACGGCCGCCAAGCTGATGCGTCCGGATGCGTTCTACTACCAGATGGAGCCGCTTATTCAGGAAATGGGCGGTGACACGGTGGGTAGTGCGGTCATGTCCGGCTATCAAAACCTGATCGAAGGGCGCACGACCGTGCGCGCGACGCGCAAACTCATGTCGCTCGGCCTACTCGACAAAAAGAAGGTCGAGTGGAACAAGAAAACCGGGCTCGTGAAGGCGTTCGCCGATGGCGCGCTGCTGAACACCGATCAATTCAAGTCGTCGCCGTTCGAGTGGTTGGAGCAGACGCTGCTCCCGCAATTTGAGAAGAAGGGCATCACGAAGGAACGCGACGTTCTCAGTGCGATCAGTTCGATTTTCACGAACCGTCGTGCGTCGAACCTGTTTGCCACGATGTTCCTGCAACGCAAGGCGATTCACAAGAGCGTTGCACTGAACGAGCACGCATACGATATCGATCAGGGGTTCAACGTCGGCCAGACGTTGCCGCAGGGCAAGGAAATCGACGCGTTGTCGAAGAAAGCGATTCTCGAAGAACAGTTAGGGTCGAAAATCCTGCCCCTGTATAACCGCGGACTCGAACTGACCGCAAACCTGATCGAGCGTGTGAGCGGGTGGACCGAGCGCAACGCGGGCACGGCGCGCGCACTCGCGGTCGGTCTGGCGGCGCTCGGTGCGGTGCTCGTGGCCGGTGGTTCGCTGACGATCGGGCTCGCGGCGATTATCGGGCCGCTCGCGCTGACCCGGTACGGGCTGGCAATGCTCGGCGTGCAGGGCGGCTTGATGCGCGGCACGTTGGCTATGTTGGGTGGCGCATTCCGTGCGTTCGGCGGTGCGATCTTCGCCGTCGACCGCCTGTTGCTGCTGAACCCGATCGGCCTTGCGATTACTGCTGTCGTTGCTGTGATCGCCGGAGCGGCCTACCTCATTTACCGTCACTGGGAGCCGATCAAGGCGTTTTTCATGGGCCTGTGGGCGGAGGTCAAATCCGCGTTCGACGGCGGCATCGGCGGGATCGCAGCGTTCATTCTGAATTGGTCGCCGGTCGGTCTGTTCTATCGCGCGTTCGCGGCGGTCATGTCGTGGTTCGGCGTCGAGTTGCCTGCGAAATTTACCGAGTTCGGCGGCAACATGGTTGCCGGGCTCGTGAACGGCATCACGGAGGCGCTCTCGTCGGTCAAGTCGGCGATCTCGTCGTTGGGCGACTCTGCTATCGGCTGGTTCAAGGAAAAGCTTGGCATTCATAGCCCGAGCCGCGTTTTCGCAGCGCTCGGCGGGTTCATCGGGCAGGGCGCGGCGCAAGGGATCGAGGGCGAGCGCGCGATCGTGGCCGGTGCCGCTGCCCGGCTCGCCGGGGCCGCGTCGATCACGTTCGGCGCACTGACGGCGAACGCTGCGCCCTCGCCGCTCGAAATGAGACCGCTGATCGACACCCGGCCGCCGCTGTCGGCCGCAAGCGCGTCGCAGGCGGTGCCGGTGGACAGCGGAACGCGGAATTACTACATCACGATCAATGTAGCGAATGGGGACAACGTGAAGGAATTCGAGGCGGCAGTGCGCCGCGTGATTGATCAGGTCGAGCGCGAGGACCGCCGTCGCGTCAGCTCGCGCCTGTCGGACTGAGGCTGCCATGCTGCTTTCTCTCGGACAGTTCGTTTTCGGCACCCTCACGGCGCCGTTCAGCGAAATGCAGCGTCGGCGCACGTGGAAGTTCGCAAGCAATTCACGTGTAGGTGCGCGCGATGCACGTCAGTTCGCCGGGCAGGGCGACGACACGTTCACTATGCAAGGCATGATTGCAACCGGTGTGCTCGGCTCGCCTATCTCGATGGACCTGATTTCCGAAATGGCGAACACGGGGGATGCGTACGTGCTGGTGGACGGGCGCGGCATCGTCTACGGCGCATACACTATCGACGAGCTACACGAAACGCACTCGTATTTCACGATCCTCGGCGTGCCGCAGAAAATCGAATTCACGTTGACGATCACGCGTGTGGACGATCGAGCACTCGCGGCGTCGGTTGATGGCGGCGCCGCGACAAGCGAGCCGACGAGCGGATCGCTCGATAAGGCGGCGCCCGGCGCATCGCCGCCCTACGTCAAGCCAAAGAAACCGAAAGCTAAGAAGAGGTAGGGAAGTGGCGGATTTTGTGCAATCGACCAAGCTCCCGACGCGGCGACTCGTCCCATGCGCCGATTACCGCATCACGCTCGATGGGCGCGACCTGTCACGCACGATCGCGCCGTATCTCGTCTATCTCACGTTGAGCGAATCGCGCGCCGACGAAGCCGATTCCCTCAATCTGGTGTTGGACGACGCGCGCGGCGATCTCCAACTGCCGAAGCGCGGCGCCGAACTTAAACTGTCGATCGGGTGGGAGGGCGAAACGCTCGTGGACAAAGGCACGTTCACGATCGATGAATTCGAGTTCCACGGTGCGCCTGACCAGATCACGGTGAGCGCCCGCTCGGCGTCGATGACGGACGCCATGCACGAGCGGCGTGACAAAAGCTGGCACGGCCAGACGATCGGCGATATCGTCAAAACGATTGCCGCACGGCACAAGCTGACGCCTGCGCTCGGCGACGCGCTCGCGAAAATCCGGATCGCGCATATCGACCAGACGAGCGAAAGCGACATGTCATTTTTGACCCGGCTCGCGAAGCGGTACGACGCGGTGATGACGGTCAAGGATGGGCGGCTGCTGTTCATGCCGATCGGGGCGGGCACGAGCGCGAGCGGTAAGCCTCTGCCGACGCTCGAGATCCGGAAGGCGACGGGCGATTCGTACCGCTATCACGTGTCGCAGCGCGAAAGCTACACGTCGGTGCGCGCGCGTTGGCACACGTCGAAGAAGGGCAAGCAGGAGTCCGTGATCGTCGGCGGCGAAAACAACCGCAGCACGAAGCTGTTGCCCGAAATATACGGCTCGCGCGCTGATGCGGAAGCGGCGGCCAAGGCTGAATACGCGCGCACGCAGCGCGGACAGGCAACGTTCGATATGACGCTCGCGCTCGGCCGAGCCGACGTGTACCCGGAAATGACGGTGAACGCGAAGGGCTTCAAACCGGATATCGATGCAACACCGTGGCTCGTGAAACGTGTCGTGTCTCGGATCGACGGCAACGGCGGGTTCACGTCAACGCTCGAAATGGAGATGCGCGACGATCCGACAACGGATCGGCACCGAACGCATTTCAGAAAATCGGCGTAGGTGCGAGTTAAGATATATGGAACCCAAGGAGGACTACGTGGCACTTCCAGAAAACATCGACTTTCGCCAAATTAATGACCTCATCGGAGCGTTCCACAAGGAATCGGATCGTGGCGCCGCGATACTTGCAGGTAGCTTCCTCGAACACTATCTGGGCGTTTTTCTGCAGTCTAAAACAGTTGACGAAAAGGTCGCAGAGAAGCTATTTGGCGCAATGGGACCGCTCGCTACGTTCTCACAGCGTATTGCTGTTGCATATGCCTTCGGGTTCGTTGACAAGGAGCTCTATAGAAACATCGAACTGATCCGAAAGATTCGCAACTATTTTGCTCATCATCCGTTCGAAGGAACATTCGATTCAGAAGAGGTGAAGGGAAAGGTCCTCTCGCTATCCACGTATGGCGGCTCGCCAGCCAACTATAGTGCAGCGCATGCGCGGCAGGTCTACGTATTCGCGTGCGGAGTGATTTGTGGGCATTTATGGAAGCTCATGCACAGTTCGCCCGGTAAGAGCGACGAGGCCCGTGCAGGCGGTATTCAAGACGACAAAAATACATAGCGACAAAAGCCCGCACGCGCGGGCTTTATTGTTGAGCGGGATCGCATTAGATATGCAGAATCCGAACCCCGACGAACCACAGTACCCATTGGACGATGACCGCGCCGACAAGGTATGCCGCAACGATATGCGCTGGACGCCGACGAGCAAACACGAAAAATCCGAGCGCGGCGAACAGGATCGGCGGGCCGAACAAGTAGACGAACAGATCGATCGTGGCGTGTGTCGTTGCGGCGCATGCGTCGACACCGCCGCCGCATGTCCCGGCCGGTGGCGTACACCAGTCTTTGATGACCGTGCATAGGCGAGAATCG